GTTTGTATTTGTTTATTTGATAAAAGCATCCCCTCAGAATTTTTTAATGCAGAGTTTAATGCGATTGAATTTTGTGGTTTGGCATTAAATCTAAGGTTTGGCCCTTTAAGCCTTCTTGCAATCTTCGGCAAAGACTCTCCTTCTAAAACTCCAAGCCTTATTGCTCTTGACAGTTTTGAAGCAGAATTTTCAGAAATACCTCTAAATGCTTTTTTTACGGTGTCGCCATTTGGTAATGATATCTCTGATCCTCTTTTAGCAGTCAAAGCAAACTGAGCAGACCTAAAAACACCATCTTTATCCCTCAATCTGATAGTCATTGCAGTAGGATCTTTCGTTACAATTGATTTTGCAAAGTCAGGTGAAACTGCAACTGTGTTTACCTGGAACTCACCTTTTGGCAGAACTCTTTGCAGTTGATCTTGCACAAAGCCGACTTGAAACTCTGCCAAGTTTTGCAGTTCATCAATCATATAAGCTGCACTTTCATTCTCCCAACCTTTTAAGCTATCAACCATTTGTGCCAAGATTGATCGGAGCCTTGCAGTCGTGGTTGGGCTGTTACCCTCAAGATCTCTTATCTTTCTTAAGACATCTAAAATTACTTCATTAAATTGACTTGCAATTTGAAATTGAACCTTGTTGCTATATCTGTTTAGATCAATAGCCTCTCTATAAAAAGCCTCTGGAACTGCCATTCATTAAGCTGCGTCAGGTTGGGCTGGGGCTTCCATTTCGATCAACCCACCAGATTGTGTCGCCTCGACTTCTTCTTCTACATCAAAATCATCCCCAAGAATCTCACCACTGCTTAACTGTGTGAGTAATGTTTCCTGACTGATAGTACCAGCAGTGAATAGTTGTAATAGACTTTGGATTTCTTGAGGTTCTAGTCTTGCTGTTACAAAATCTCTATTAACAAAAGAACTTCCAGCATTAGGTTCGTTTAGATATTCACTGTGAAACTTTAAACAATTATCAATCAAGTCTTGCATTTGTTGAGCAATGACCATCATGGTGCTGTCATTTTGTGAACGGTCAATCCGTTTGGCCTCGGCTGACTCACCAACTAATTTAGTGCCAAGCACTGCACTCAAAGATAAGGTATTTATCTGTTCTCCAATATCTTTTAATCTTGTAAACTGGCTGTCATAACTGTCACCCGATGGGCTTACATATTCCATCCTTGATTCGGGTGGTAATGATAATGCTTCATTAGGCCCAGTTGTTATCTCATCTGCATTTGGATAGCCAAAAACTGCAAGTAATGGAACAGAACTGATATGTAAAATATTATCTAAGTCGCTTTGGATTTGGTAATGCTTGAGGTTTAGTTCTGCGATGTCGTATAAAGGGCTGCGTGATTCATACATCCCGACACGATTAGCATATGCAACAGAAAATGGGATCTTATCTTTAATGCTCATCTCACCCTCATCATGTAATTTATATTCTCCTTTTTTATCTTTTCGATGAATTTCATATCGCCCAGGTTCTAACACCCTGATTTGTTTAATAATCTTTTCACCATATTTGCCATCAGCCTCGACAACCTGTTCCATCAATCGTAGCTGGCTTAATTGTCTTACACCCTCAACAATTTCTGTCCTCCAACCGAGTATATTTTTTGGTGCATATGTAACCCAATAAGGTCTGGTCTTTTCTCCTTCCTTCGGGGCATCTACCAATATTCCCACATGACCAAAACTGATTGCTGTTCTTGCCGTTTGATATAACCAGACATTCAGATCATTACCCTCTAAATCGACATCAAATAGCTGCTCTCTTACTAAATCTGAAACATCATCAAGTCTGATAGGTTTTCTGACCAGCATACCGCTTAACATTTTCTCTATTCTCTGCAAATATGGAACAACAGTGGATCTACTCAATCTAACGTCATATGAATCATCAGTTTCCCTGGATTCTTGCGGTAAATATTTTCTATGTTCACTTCTGATCTTATATGTTCCCTCTTTTAAATCTTCAACCAAACCCCAGAAATTTGCCATCCTCTGATAGGCAGCATTAGGACTTGCAACCGTTGTAGGAGCTAATGTTACAGGCTGATTGTAAATATTTAAAGAGCTATACACGGTTTTTCCTCATAATATCAGATCTTTTAATATATTCTAATGCCTGTTGGCTTGCCTGCCCTTCCATAAAGTAAATTAAATTCTCTGAAAATGAGATAACCGAGGGCATCTACATGGTGATCATAGCCATTTTGTTTATCGGGATCTCCTGTCTTTTCGTCATAACTTTGCAATTCTAAACATTCAATCAGACGAGTGCAACTGGCATGAATCGCCAAACGTCTTTCCCCTTTGCCGTTTTGTAATAACGCATTGACGGTTGCAACTCGATCTTTGATAAAGGGGTTGCTCTTGAGAGCCATTGAACTGAATCCGTAACTTTGTAAGATTGCGATGTCTGTTTTCGAGGCATTGATTGTTGAACGTGCTGAACCACTAGCGTCTGGGTAAACTAATATTCTGTTTGAACTATAACGTCTGCGGATTTCTTGTGCCAACGCATCTGTATCATTTTGTTTTGATATCTCGTCAATGATCACCAGCTTGTCACCATCTTTTATTCCAACTACTGCATTACAGTTCATCACGTTAAAATCGATTCCTATTAAAAGAGTTTCCATCTTGATATCAAACGGTATTTTGTCGATGACATGATCTGCCCTGGAGAACCTATCGTAAACTTGACCCTGCGTTAAATTGACCCATTGTCCTAGCAAGTATGCCTTTATCAACTGTGGTGGATAATTTTCTTCAAGAGATTCAATAAAGTTGTCGGGTAGATATGGGTTGTCTTTTGTCTTTGCCTGTATTAATCCTGTGTCAGATTTTTTATTCTTTTCAAATGTTTCAAAAGCCCAGCCATGACCTTCGGGAGTTGTTGTTGCATAAAACTGTTGAACATTACCTGATCTAAGTCTTGCAAGTGCCATGTTCATTGCACTCTCTGCCTCTCTTTTTGGAATAGTGTCTGCCTCATCAAAACCCACTGCACATAAGTTTTGGCCTCGTAAACGTTGATATGTAAGCATGGTTCTTAACAAAATAGTATGAGTACCTTCTTTAAATTCCAAATTGTATTCAGGAAGAGGTGATGCTCTAAATGAAAAAGGTATTTGCCATTGGTCTAATAATTCATTCATCGTTCTTTGTAAAATATCTCTAAGCATCGGAGCCGTAGGTTCAAAAATTGCTGATACATGACCCACATTCATCGCTGCTAATATGCAAGATTTTGATATTAGTGCATGAGTTTTACCAGCACCAAAACCACAGACAAGAGCTAATTTTCTGTGATCAAGATCATCACAAAAAGTTTTTTGATGTGGAAGTAAATCTTGAGATATTCGAGTTATTGCTTCATCTGCTGTCGGTAAATCATATGCCCCGATTTGATATAAAACTTTTCCAGGTTGAACTGTATCTAAAATACTCACGAAATAATCTGTGCAAGCCTAGCTGCTGTATTGATCGCACCAAGAGCAATATGTAAATGACCTTTTTCTCTTGCTTCCATTTGTAATGTTGCAGCTTGTGCTAAAAGATTTGCCACCATTTCAGGTCTTTCCATATCCCAATCGGCCTTCATCTCGGCTCTGGCAATCTCTAAATATTTATCTGCTGTTTTAGAACTGACCCCCCAAGTTTTGGAAGCATATGTAACGCAATCGGATCTACGACCACCTTTAGCGATAATCTCGCCAAGTTTGCGTGACCTGATAACAGTTTCTAATTTTGTACCTTTTTTAGCCATTACATAGATGTTACACGCAAACGAGAGAATATGAATATTTCTTAATTTTGAGACTCACTTGAGACTAAGGGGTGTTCCCAAGTTCCCAAGTGTTCCCATAAATGCTTAAGAGTTACCTAACCCCTATATTACCCCTATATTATCTATTATTATATTTATATATAAAACATAGAGAACATAGAGAACATATATATAGAAGATAGTTATAGAGAGGATTTTAAGCGTTCTCGGTAGTGAGAACAGAGGTAAGAACAGGTGGGAACCACACCCATTTAGGTGTTCCCATTACTCGTTTCCTTTTACGTTCATAATGTAAGGATTTGAGAATTGATGAGACAGTCATAATGTCAGATTTAGTTTGTCTTTCGATAGGTTTTTCTACAGCATCAGATAATAAAAGCTCAATGGTAATATCTTTTACAGCGTTAGCTGGATCATTTAGATAATTAGTTATGACCGAAAGCCAGGGAGAATCAACCATATAAGTTAGGTTTTCTTTTTCAATTTGATTTTCCTGTTCAAAGGATAGATAATGAGCTTCATTATTTTTAAAGGCA